TGGCTTCATATTAGTCCTTTTTACAGTGGCCTTCGCTTGTGCAGCGAAACCCTGAATCATACTAATTTGAGTTTGTGAAGATTTACCATATTGAGGCATCAAACGTTCTGCCAAGCACCAGCGCAAAAGCATTGTGTAGCCTTGAGGCAGCAAGATTTGATCATTGATTGTTGAATAACGCTGAAACAACGTATTCACAAAAATGTGCATTTCGCCTTGAGCGGGGTTAGGCCAAACATAAATGTTGCCAAGAATCTCAGATGGCTGATAGTAAACAGCTTTAGGCCAAGGACCATTCAGTGTTTTAAGACCAATCATCTCGTACTGTTCAAGGTTCAAAACCGAGACAGGATAATCAAGACCGCCACCAGTGATAGGCTGACCGTTTGAAGTTGTGTTGACGCGAACAAACGATGAATCAATTGCCAACGGACGCTCGTAATAAGCAGTCATTGTGTTTGATGCAACAGACTGGTTAAAGTTAACTTGATACGTTCCAGCTTCGTTGATGTTGTTGCCTGCGCCGGTCAAGAAAGCAACAATCTTGGTTCCTGCTGTCACGCCTGGTCCAGTGATGAACTGACCCAAGTTGATTGCACCTGAATTGATCGCTGTAATTGTCAAGATGTTGCCGGAAATTGAACCGACAAAACTTGAGTTAATGCTACCTGTTGGGCCAATTGTGTATTGTGTTTGACCTTGAACAACAGGGAAAACAATTTCAGACTTGTATGAAACCATCATGTCTTCGTTAGAAAACTGGTCCACCAAGTCATTCAGCATGTCAAAAGCATCAGCAGCCGCATCAGGCGTTGGAGTTTCGCCAGCTTCTAACGCGCCAATGTCTTTCAATGCTCGGCTAATGATATCGATTGGCATCGTCATAGGATTACCTTAAATTGTTGGCGTGAATGTCTGAGGCATCCAAGGCGCGGGAACTGGCTGTTTTGAAAGTGATTCAAGCTGTTCAGCTAACCTTGATTTTATGATACTTTTATCATTCACCACAGATGAATCTTCAATCCACTTTGAAATCATTTCTTCTGTAACTTCTTCAAATGGAACTTCTAGTTTTGGATTTTCAAACGTCCAATAACCTTCTGTTTCAACAGATTTTTCACCATCAACAACAGAACACAAATATTTTGCCGATGTGATCAAACCATCATCAGCGTAAATATCTAGAATTTTCCAAATAAAGTTCATGATTAATTCCAAGGCACACCGGCAGCTTGCACAGGATTCTTAAGCAGATCAATCTGGCTTTGCAGGCTGGCTTCGGTAGCTGCTTTGTCAACGCCGTTGGCCCAACACCAGTTCAACACGTCCTGCTGTGTAACGCTGTTGTAAGGAATCATAGAGCCCTCAACAACGGGAAATGCGCAAGTTGAATATGCGGGCACTGAGAATTCACCGTCTGTTGCCGTGCAAGTCCAGTGCGCTGTAGTAATGAAGCCGTCAGCAACAAGGTAGTCGGTTTGTGGGATTGCCCAAGCAAAAGTTGTAGTCATGATTTTTCCTTTAGATTAACCGCAGACCCATACAGAGCCGTTAAAGAATACCGGTGTTTTAACTGAACCGCCACCTGTTGGAGTAGCCATAAATACAGCAGTTACAGCGTCTGTAACATACGCACGAGCACCTACAACACCTGTGGGCAAAGTAGCTACTGTGTAACCGCCTGCACGAATAGGGCCTGAAGCGTCAAGTTTTACGTTTGCATTTGGCGAACTCGTCCCAATACCCAGACCTGTGATGGTGAGACGCATGGCGTCAGAACCTGCAAAACGGAACTGGTAATCAACTCCAGATGGTAGATTGAAACGAAAACCGCCGTTGTCAACCCCTCCAGTAATGCCGTAAGTACTGGCAGAGCCAAACTGAACCGTGCCGTTAGCACCATCAGCGGCGATGACGGAATTAACCCTTGCTGTACCTGTTACATCAAGTTTGTATGCAGGGCTGCTATTGCCAATACCCAGACCTGTGCTGGTGAGGCGCATTTGTTCGGCCCAGGAGATGCCAGCGCCAGCCGTTCCAGACGTAGCTGTTTCCCAAGTAAACCCAACGCCAGTCAACATTCGGTAACGCTGAGCGGTGTCCGATGTTCTATACGTATCGCTTGCAGATGCGTTATTTGTTAACCATGTCTGAGAATTTCCTGCGCTATACGTGGTTGCATAAAGAGTACCCATGCTCCCAGAAATAATAGAAGCAGTTGCACCGAAATTCGTCCCATCAAACGTCAGCGCACTACCAGTAGTCAGCACCTTAGAGCCGTTGAGGTAGGCCACGCCGTTGGCTGTGCCGCCAGACAAAGTCAAATCTGACGACATTGCAAGGGTAGTAATTCCCGTAAATGCCGTAACCGTAGCACCTAATGCAACCGAAGTTGAGCCAATCGTTACGCTTGAATTTGTCAACTTTGCATTAGCAATTGAACCAGCCAACATTGTGTTGGTCACTGTTCCTGTATCGCCAGTCGTTACCAATGTGCCAGCAATAGCAGGAACGTTAATGTTAAAGGTAGATGCTGTGTTTGGCCCGACAAGATTAACCTGACCACCAAGTGTTGCCTGAAATACTAAATTGCCCATGATCTTTTCCTTATGGTGCGATGATTAATTGATTGACCGTTAAAGCACCCGTTGAAGGGTTAAATTTTAGCTTTGTCGATGATGTTTTTTCAGGCAAATTACCTGTGGTGTTTGTTACCCATGTTGGATAAACAATTGCATTGGTCGTTGTGTCGTCCGTGATTCCAACGTTAACTGCGTTTGTTGCATTTGTAACAGCAGTTGAGTTAATCACAGCAACAACTTGTGCAGCCGTAGCCGCGGTAAATGCAGATGTACCGTTACCGAATGCCAAGCCTGACAATGTTGTCACGCCAGTACCACCATTTGCAACTGCAACAGTTCCAGTGACGTTCAACGCTGTGCCACCAATTGAAAGTGATGCAGCAGAACCTGTCAATCCAGTACCAGCACCGCTAAACGATGTAGCCGTCAAAACGCCCGTTGAAGGATTAAATTGGTACTTGGTTGAGCTTGTGTACTCGGTTGTTAAATTACCGCTTGTAGCGGCTGCAAACAACGGATAACGGGTTGCATTGGTTGTTGTGTCGTCTGTAACGGTAGCGTATGAAACTGGAGTTGTCCAAGTCGGTACGCTTGTGCCATTTGAAGTCAACACTTGGCCTGTTGTTCCAGCCGCAGTAAATCCTGTCGTGCTTGATGCAGACTGCCAAGGTACAGCGCCAGCAACACCACCGGCCAAATTTGTGGCTGTGGTTGCTGTGGTTGCCGTTGTAGCTGTTGCAGCCAATGTTGCCGTAGCTGCATTGCCGCCAATAGACAAACTAGCAGCAGTGCCAGTAATGTTTGTACCAACCAATGCAGTTGGTGTTCCCAATGCAGGCGTCACCAATGTTGGAGATGTTGCCCGAACAAAGTTTCCTGTGCCTGTACCGGTGTATTCGGCAGAGGTCAAATGGAAATATTCAGTAGCAACACCACCTTGAAGACCAGCCAAATTATTGTGGTCCGTTACTGTTGTACCGGAGAATACTTGCGTAAATGCAGAATCAATTTGTGTTGCAGTTGCCGCATTTTTCTGCACAATAATGCGACCCACCAAGATTGCCATTGTTGACAAAATTGGAGGCGGTGTAACAGCGCCAGCAGCAGCAGCCAAAGCCAAACTGTTGTAGCTTGCAGTGCCCAACACATACGCAAGTTTTGGCAAACCAGAACCATCTACATATCGGTAAATCCAGTTAACACCAAACTGGTTGTTTCCCAATGTGACTAAGTTTGTTCCATTGTCATATTGCGTGTTGTTATATGTTGAGACAGTTGATTTTGTCCATACACCAGCAACATGGTAATAAAAATCAGCATTGCTTGATGCCGATGTTTGTCCAGTCTCATTGTATTGAGTTACACCATACCAAAGAACACCAGCAGTTAGCGTGATCACATTACCAGCAGATTCGCCCAATGACAAACCAGATGCCCACTGATAACGATTAGTCTGCACAACACGGCGATTCAATCGACTAGCAGTAGAACGACCCCAATCAATTGGCTGAAAATGTACGCTTGTACCATCACGCCACAACAATGCAGCGCCAACAATGCTTGAATTGTCAATCAGCGCAACGTTTTGAGTAATTGAATAAACAGGGCTTCCTGCGTTATACGAAACGATTAAATAGTTTGCTGAGTTATCAACAAGAGCCAATCCGGTGGCCGCAGGAATTGTGAAAGTCTTGTAATCACCATCCCAATTAGGCAATGAAAACAATACCGCTTCAACAGAAGAAACGTTGATTGTTGCTCCACTACCAGTCACAGTAATGGCAGGCATATTCAAAGTACCAGCGTTGTTTGAACCAATGTTCAATTGCTCTGTGTACAGTGAATTTTTGAAGTAAATTCCGGTGTTCTCAGACCAAGTATCGCCTTGCACTGCTGCTGTAGGTTGTGCGCCAGCAGTAAAGTGCAAAGGAATCAGACTTGTTGTCGATGCAGGTAATGTGACCGTGTTAGTCGCATTCAGCGTTGTCACTTGAGCCGCAGCAGGAGTGATCAATCCAACTGTAGTTCCGTTAATAGAACCACCAGTAATTGTCGCGTTCTGAATTGTTTTGTTTGTCAGTGTTTGAACACCGGACAACGTAACAACAGTGCTATCAATAGCAAACTGACTACCTGTCAAAGTCAAACCAGTGCCAGCCGTATAAGTGCCAGCACCGCTAAACTGAGAAAAGTTAATCGCTGTGACGCCTAATGTGCCGCCTTGATCGGATGTGCAAACCCATCCGGTATCGTGCAAAGAGGTACCTTGTTCAATAAAGGTAAATGCGCCTGGCACTTCGGACCATGAATCCATGTCAGGTGCGCGTGACCAAGCACCAACAGCAGCAATATAAATACCGTTTTGTGCTGGCGCTGTCTGAGACTTAACCAAAACTCGATCACCGGCAACAACCGTAACTGACGTATCAATTGTTTGCAGGCCAGAAAGCGTGATATTTGCTGTAGTTGCAACCAAACAAGATTGCTTGATATCCAAGCCTTGTGCAACAGCATCAACGTAATTCTTGTTTGCAATGTCAATACCATTTACAGGCGCATTAGATACTTGGCCTGTAGTTGCAGCAACATTCGTAAAAACACCAGTAGAAGGAGAAGACGAACCAATTGGGCTGCTGTCCAACGTACTGTTTGTAATTGTCAAACCACTTTGAACGGGTTCAATAGCTGCGCCAAATGGCGTACCAGCAGGACCAATCAAAGTGACCAACGTGTGATCTTCTCTGAAAATGCCTTGAACTGGAACGATATTAATCGTTTGGGTGACAGCAGTGTCGTTTGACATTTTTTGTACTTAATTTAAGCGGGAAACAATGCCAAACCAAACTTTTGTTTATTAACAGAAGTCTGATTCGGCATGGTTTTTAGCTTTGGTCAGCAGTTGGTGTGATATACAAATCAGTCGTGCCAGCAGCAGGACAAATTGCAGTCAACGTAAATGGTGTCGTTGGGCAAGCCAACACCATTGGAACTTCCATCAAAGGTGGCAACACATAGTCGCCAGGCGTACCAACTGCGGGGAAAACCGCAGCAGGGCAGGTTGCCAATGAGGACATTTTTACAGCACAAGGACTAGAAGCAACGTTCAAAAGCTGAACGAAGTTAACTTGGTCGTTTGTGTTGTCTTCAATCAACAAAGAAGTTGAAGATGTAGCTGTCACAGACAATTTGTAGGTCAAGCCTACGTTGCGAACAACTGAGGTTCCAGCCATGATTACACCGCTGTAGCAGGTGCTGGACCTTCCAAGCGAGTCACTTGAAGGGTATAAACGCCAGCAGTAGGAACAACGCCCGAACCAGTCAAGTTGCCAAATTGAATTGTCAACACGCCAGCAGTCAGGCAATCAGCTTCACAAATCACGATACCGGCGATTTGTGAACCATTCAGACCAAGCACAACAACAATATCAGTTGTTTGAAGGCCAGGCAGTGCAAATGTTTGTGCTGCTGTTGTATTCGCTGCAACAGACACTGGTGTCAATGTTGGTTGAATATAAAAAGTTTCGTGCGAATTACCGCGAGTGATAGTCGTAGAAGACATATTTTTCTCCTGAAAGAAGTAGATTAATTGTACTTTAAAAAAAGAAAAGGCCACCCTTTTTAGGAGCGGCCTGTTCTTGTTTAGCTCAAATTACCAAGAAAGCAAAGGCGATGTTGGGTTTGAACCAGTCGAGGTGCTAGGACGTTGCACAGACACCAAGTAAGTGCCAGCAGCAGGAGTCACGCTACCTGCTGTTGGATTCACAAAGCGAATGGTCAATTGGTCAGCAGCAGACACATAAGCGTCAAGAACGCCCACGCCTGCGGTTTGTGCGCCATTGAAAGCAACCGACACATAGTCACCAACGACCAAGCCAATGCCAGTATTGGCAAAGTTTTGGGCGGCGGTTGTAATGGTGGCAACAGAGGCGGGTGTCAGACTCAAAGAAAACACGCCACCTTTGACCACGTTGGTCATTGGGGCAAACGATTCTTGAGTATTGGTCGATGCGGGTCCTGGATTAGACATTTTCAGATTCCTTTAAATTGATTGAAATAACGGGGGCTTTTTAGACCCCCATTAACTTTAGGCTGCTACGCGGCAAGCCAACTCAGGGTACAGAGGTGCCCAACCGTACAACACATCCAAACGAGTTGGGATGCTGTCGTTGTTGATCGTGTACTGACGCACCACACGCATTGACAAACCAATTTCCTTATCGCTTGCACGACCAGCAAAATGCACACCTTCTGGCAATTCCAGATCGGCTACTGCCAATGTGAACGCATTGCGGTGCATGATGATGTTTTGTGGAGACACAACACCGGATTGGTTAAAGAACGACACACCAGCAGTTGTCGAAGTTGTTGGAATGGTCACGTTCTGGAATTGACCAGCAGTGATCACGGCAGGGCTAACCACCACAGAAATTGCACCGTTCGAGCCAGTAACAGCTTGCTTCACAACGAAGTTGCGCAGTTTGTTGCTACCGTAAGCTTGGCGGTTTTGAGGGTTAACAGCGTACACGCCAGCGATTTGGAACACGTCACCAGCGTTCAAAGCCACGGTACCAGTTGCTGTCAAAGTGATTGTCGAGCTAGAAGCCCAACCACTTGTCAAGAAACCAGCGCCAGTTGTGGTGTTCACGGTAGCAGTACCCGAGAAGTTACCAAACTGTTGCGACACAACGTTCTGGTCCAGTTTCCAGTTCATACCACCAGAATCACGGCCCATCAAACCTTTACGGTATTGCTCGCCGATAGCTTCTTGAGGAACAAACAGACCTTTCAAGCTGTCCACGATAGTAGCAGATGTGAAGGGCTCAACCACGCATGAACGGCGACCGTCACGGGGTGCGCCTTCGCTGTCCAAGTAAGCGCCAGCAGTCAGGTATGTGATCAGACCTGTAGGAGGCGTACCGGCAGTACCAACGATGTTGGCAGTTTGCAGAGCGGCCATTTGCAGACCATCACGGTCAATCTTGTTGGCGATAGCGGCAACAGCAGGCTTCAACACGCGATCGCTGAACATGTCCAAAGACAAGGCCAAATCTTGTGTGGTGAACTGTGTATCAACGTGGAATTGTGTAGACAGAGTAACGGGAACCGAAGTCTCGTTAAAGTCTTCAACGTTCAGAGCGGGGCCAGTTGTACCGATGAAACGACCAGGCTTACGCACGTTCACGGTAGCGCCGATTTTGGCACCAACCACGGCGAATTGGTCGTCATAGTTACGGTCCACTTCAGAAGTGAAGGTCAACTCGTTTTCCAAGACCATCAACGCTTCGTTGGTGATCTTGCTAATGGTCAATAAATTATTAGACATTTGTTTCTTTCAAAGAGATTAGGTTTACCGAATTTTTCCCGCTTTGCGAGCAGCTTTGTAAGCTTCAAATGAGCCGTACCAATTCCCTGAGGAATCTAACTGCACATCTGGCGAACCTTTGCCACCGCGAATCGGTTGAATCGGTGTTGGGGCTTTACTTTTAACAATCGGGGCTGTCTTCTCTGCTTCAGGTTTAACCTCAAACCGAGCTTCTAGTTTTCCAATTTCTCGTAACGCTGCTTTTGGCGACAATCCAGCGATTTTTTTAGCGATTTCATCGTTTTCAGCTAGGTGATAAAGGATTTGTGGACCTACATCACTCTCCAGAATGGCGTCACGGATATCGTCATTTACGACCACATCACTTGATGCAACGATTTCATCAAAATCAGGCATAGAAGCTTTGGCTGTTTCCACCTTTTTCGCCCAAGTCTTAATGACTTTCTGGCGCTCTTCGGCTTCTTTAGCTTGCGCTTCTTGTTGCTTCATTTCAGCAATTCGTTTGTCTGCTGTGTACTCGGCTAGAGCTTCGGCATATTCAAACGCATCACTGAATTGGCTAGGTTGCGGCTTTTCGTCAATCGCAGCGACCTTTGCGGGTTGCTTTTGATTTTCTAAAGCTGCCAAACGCTGTTCTAGAGCCTGCCTTGCTTCACGTTCTTGTTGCGCTTCTTTACGCGCTTCTTCACGTTGCTTGGTAATCTCACTGAAACGGCGTTCAAGTTTTGGATTTTGCTTGCGCTCACCCTCTTGCTTTGCTTCGGCTTCTGCTTCCTCAGGTTCACTCTGTTCAACCACCTCTGTCGGCTCCGATTTCTCAGCCACGACTTCGGCGGGTGATTCAGCTAAACCTAATCTGTTTGCATAAAATTCCGCTGCGTTCTCGCTAGTCAATACTTGACCGGCTTCTTTTTCAGACATTACGTGTCCCTACGAATTTACCCCGTGTACCTCACGGGTAAGGTTTGTGGTTAATTTACCACAGATTTATTTTAATATCAAATTGCTCGTTCGGTAGTTTCTGCGCTGGCTTCTTTTAAAGCCAATTTATCCATTGCAGCCAATCGAATAGCAATCTCAGCTTTCATTCGCTCAATTTCTTTTTGAGTTTCTGTTTTCAAGATTGTGTCTTGAGCTTGTGCGTCCACTTTCATTTTCATATTTGCATGATCATGGGCATCTTGCAACTCAATTTGATGTGCGCGGTTAGTTTCTTTAATCAACACGCGCTTGGTTTCAGCATCTTGTTTGACTTGTTCAATGTCTGAGCGTTGCTTCATCTGCAATTCCATTGCCTGCATTTGTTGCTGCATGTCCTTGACTTGCTTTTGTGCTTGAGCCAATTGCATTTGAACTTGTGGAGGAATCTTAGATTTATCGTCAATCTGAGCCAATGGGTTCAATGTTGCCAAACGGTCTGCAATGATGTCAGCGCCTGGGAAATCCATGTTTCTGAACAACAAATCACCGGCTGTCTGCATCAATTGCGGGTCAGCAGAAATTACTTGCATCATTGAATCAACGGCTTCTTGGCGCTTGGAGTTGTAACCAGGGCCAGTTTCCATCACCACATCATATTGACCAACAGTCATGTCATTCAATACTCGGCCAACTGAATCACGCTGATTAATCATCAACAAATCAGGTTTGCCATCATCACCGATGATTCGCATGACTCGCTCTGTGTCGTAAATCTTAGGCATCAAATCAAGGCAAATCTTGCCAATATGTGCCATTGTGCGTGTCAGGTTATCGTAATAGTCAAAGTTTGTCAGATCAACTTGTTGTTGTTGACCATTCAAAGCCTTGCCAGAGATATTGCCTTGACCCAATTGAGCGGGGTCAAAGATGCCCATGATGGACTTAATATCTTCATTTACGCCAGCAGCAGCAGCCATAACGCCAGCTTGAGGAGGCTCAGGCTGTAAACGAACAGGCACAGGCGCGGGACGGCCTTCAATGTCGGTTTGCTTGTATCGCAAGACAGGGAATGACTTGATGTTGGCTTGTGCCCAATCATTTTCATGCCCTTCATCTTGGCCTTCTGCAAGCAGCCATTTGGCCTTAGGAGCCAATGCAACGCCTTCAGTGATAGAAGTTTGCCAGAAGTTATACATGCGCTGTGGGTCTTTGGCATAACGAATCATGCCGAACTTTTTACGCTTGTCACCAATGACGATATGACGGCCATAAACAGGCACGATTGGGATGTATTTGCCAGGCCATGTGCCTTCTTCAATAACCTCAACGCCTGTCAGCTTGCAATACTTGATTGTCTTTTTGTAAGAATCGCGTTTGCCTTCAATCGTGATGCCAGCAGCAGCCAATCGAGCAAACAAATCTTTATCTTCTGCAAAAGTAGCAGTTCCATCGCTCAATTGATACAACGTGGCTTTTTCACGAACGGTATAGAAATACTCGGCCAAGCGAATATCTTCTTTAGTAATCCATTCTGATTGGCTGTCACCCGTACCGCGCTGAGTAAACGATGTACCGCTATCAACAGAGAAGCCAGGGTAAAGCTTAGAAAACTCTTTCTTAGGCATCATTGTTGTAATTAAACAACGGTCAGCGTCAGAGCCATCAGGGGCAATTGAGTTGGGGTCGAAATAAACAGTAAATGGGTTATCTACTGGGTCGATAAAGATTTCTTGATCAAACGAGTCTTCTGACACATAGTCTGTGCGGATTCGCACATAGCCCCAACCCATACGAACGGCATATTCAAAAGCGTTGTCGTATGCGTGATCAGCGTTTGAATTGATCTCAATATGGCGAATGATGCCCTGAATGGTCTGAGCGTCAATCATGTCTTCATGCGTGTTAGTTGCATGGACTTTGATGCGTGGTCGTTGCTGGCGCTGTTGGTTACAAACTTGACGGCAGTAGTTATCTACCTTGTTCACGGTAATAACAGGGCGAGATTCAAGGTTACGACTGTTTTGCAATTCAACGGGCCATTGATCGCCACCACCAAATTTAAGGTCTTCTAGAGCCTCTTGGCGGTTCATTGTGTCGGCATCGTTTGCCAGTTTCAAGAATTCAATCGCTTCTTGAATGCGTGAGTCGTAATCATCTGCCATATATGCCTTAATTGGACAAGTTTGTTAATTTTAGCCCATCCAACTGTGTGATGTGCCGTAATGTTGCTGTGGTTTAGGTGCTCGGCGCTGTTTTGGCTCGTTAATCATCAGACCGATGTATCGGAACGCATCAGCACCGTGTGAATAGTTGTCGTGAACTGGTGTTTTGCTGAATTGTTTAGTTTCAGGGTCAACGTCATATCTGTAGTGACGTAAGCATTGCAGCCCGTCATGGCAGTTATCTCGGTCAAACCAACAATTACGGAATATTGTTCGCGCAGCGTTGATGCTATCCAGAATAGGTGTCTTAGGAATAATCCGAGTCTTGTAACCAGCAGCACGAACGATTTCCTCAATGCTTCGGCCATTTCCAGCCAACGTTTTGTTTTCCGCATCATGCGGCAACCATAGGGTGTCATATATATACCCGAACGTCTGCATTTTTGCAAGGTAATCACTCATTGTCGTTTGATTGCCCTCAACATAGCGAATCAAATGCGTTTCCATGCCGATAAACTGCAAGAACCAAATTGCTGTAGCGTCAGACCATCCCAAGTCAAATATAGCGTGGACGGGCTTTGTGGGGTCGTATGTGACCCTTGTAATGCGGCCATCTAATTCAGCCACTTGCATTTCTTTGGCAAAGACAGCGCCATCAACTGTTTGACGACACAAACCCTCCCAAACAACGTTATAGGCTTCTGGGTCCCTGTGTTTGAGTTGATCTTTTTCTAGTCGTAGCGTGTCAGGAAACCAAGGGTTATCTGACCAGTTGATCTTTACAACGATGCAATCATCTGGCGCGTGTAGGACAAATCGCTGATAAGTCTCGTCTGATTCAAGTTCAGGGTTAAAGCTAATCCAGATTTCAGAACCAGGCTTGCGAATGGTAGGAATCAACAC